TCAGAGGGAGAAATAAACGATATAACAGAAATTAGAATTGATGATAAACCTGTTACATTTGCTAGTGGCTTTTCAGATGGCACAGCAGTTGAAGTTGATAGTGGAGATAGTAATTTTTATAAAGATGATGAAAGTTTAATTAGAATAGAGCCTCATTATGGAACAGATGGTCAATCAGCATCAACATTATTATCTACATTAGATAGTTGGGGAAGTAATCATAAATTAAGTGGCTTATGTTATTTAGCAATAAGGTTTAAATGGAATCAAGACGCATTTACAGGTATTCCAAAAGTACAAGCTAAAATACAAGGTAAAAAAGTTAGAACTTTTAATGCAAGTTTAGTAGAACAATCAGCTACTTATGAAACTAATCCAGCATGGTGTTTATTAGATTATTTAACAAACACAAGATATGGAAAAGGATTACAAGATTCAGAAATAGATTTACAAAGTTTTTATGATGCCTCAGTAATTTGCGAAACACAAGTAACTCCATATTCAGGTGGAAGTGATATTAATATATTTGATATAAACACAGCTTTAGATACTTCTAAAAACATAATAGAAAATGTTAGAGAATTATTAAAAGGCTGTAGAGGTTATCTGCCTTATAATGCTGGTAAATATAATCTTATTATAGAAACAACAGGCACAGCAACTGTAACATTAACTGAAGATGATATTATAGGTGGTTATTCATTATCAACTCCACCTAAGAATGAAAGATATAATAGAGTTATCGTTGGATTTGTAAATCCTGATCGTAATTATCAAGTAGATGAAGTTCAATTTCCACCAGTAGATGATTCAGGATTACCAAGTGCAGATCAACACGCAACAATGAAAGCACAAGATGGTGGATTTTTATTAGAGGGTAGATTTAATTTCACAACATTAACAAATCAATATCAAGCTGAAGAAATGGCTGAAGTTATTTTAAGAAGATCAAGAGAGGCTTTGTCTTTAGGTCTTAATATTAATTTTAATGCTTATGATTTATCTATTGGAGAAATCGTAAATATCACACATAGTTCTATGGGCTTTAGTGCTAAACCTTTTAGAGTTATTGGTATTACATTTAATCAAGATTTTACAATAGGATTATCTTTAGTCGAACATCAAGATAGTCATTATACTTGGGCTACTAAAACACAAGCTAGTACAGTTCCAACAACAAATTTACCTAATCCATTTACAATTCAACCACCAGCAAGTGTTACTTTAGATGACCAACTTATTGAATACAATGACGGAACTGTAATTGTAGCTTTAGATGTAACTATAGGTGCATCTACTGATAGCTTTGTTGATTATTACCAAGTTGAATATAAGAAAAGCACAGATTCAGATTATATTATATATGCACAAGGTTCAGGATTAACTCATAGAGTTTTAAATGTAATTGACCAAGAAACTTATGATGTAAGAGTTAAAGCTGTTAATACTTTAGGTGTATCATCAACTTATGTAACTGCATCAAGAACAATTATAGGTGCAATTTTGCCACCAGCAGATGTGGAAGAATTTTCTTGTAATGTAGTTGGACAAGAGGCTCATTTAAGTTGGAAACAAATACCTGATTTAGATTTAGCATATTATCAAATAAGATATTCACAAGATATAGTTGGTGGAGATTGGTTAAATTCAGTTTCATTAATTGAAAAAGTATCTCGACCAGCAACTTCAATTTCTGTACCAGCAAGAATTGGAACTTACCTTATAAAAGCTGTAGATAAACTTGGAAACTTTAGTTCAAATGCTACAGCAGTAGTTTCTAATGTTGCTGGAGTATTAAACTTTAATGCAGTTGTAACACAAACTGAACACCCTAACTTTAATGGAAATAGTTTCTTTGATTCTGCTGAGGGTAATTTTGACGATCAAGCTGGAAATTTTGATGATGGGTTTGATACTAATTTAGTTGTTTCAGATAGTACATTGAGATTAGATTCTTCAGAATTGTTTGATAGTGGTTCAGGATTATTTGATGATTACCCTGATAGACTATTTGATTCTGGTGCTGGTTCACAAGATTTATACGCATCAGGAACATATAATTTTGGTACTCCAATAGATGTAGGTGGAATTTATACTGTAAGATTAACAGCAAATATTAAACAAACTGCTGACAATCTTGATGATGTCTTTGATAGTAGAAGTGGATTATTTGATGACGCAAAATCTAACTTTGATGGAGATACACCAGCAAACTGTAGAGCAACACTTCAAATAGCAACTTCAGATGATAATGTAACTTATACAGGATTTCGAAATTTTGTAATAGGCGAATACAAATCTCGTTATTTTAAATTTAGAGTTTTATTTGAATCTGATGATTTATCTTCAACACCTGTTGTATCTGAATTATCTGTAACTGTAGATATGATAGATAGAATATTTAGTGGAAATGATCTAACTTCTGGTGTTGGAACTTACACAGTAACATTTACAAATCCATTCTTTTCTGTTAATTATGCTGTAGGAATTACAGGCGAAAATATGGTTTCGGGAGATTATTTCACAGTAGAAAATAAAACTGTAAATGGTTTCGATATTACTTTCAAAAATTCTTCTGATACTGTAATATCTCGTCAATTCGATTATCTTGCAAAAGGATTTTAAAAGGAGTATAAGAACTTATGGCACAACACGATTACGACATAGCGAATCAAGGCTTTCCAGCATTTAGATCAGATTTGAATAATGTTTTAGAAGCTATTAATACATCTAATTCAGGTTCATCAAGACCAAGTTCAGCAGTTGCTGGAACAGTTTGGCTAGATACAACTAATGCAACAAACCCAACTTTAAAATTTTATGATGGAACAGATGATATATCTTTAGCACAATTTGATTATTCAGCTAATACTGTGAACTGGTTAGATTCAACAGTAGCAACAGATTTAGTAAATGATACCACTCCACAATTAGGTGGAGATTTAGATGTTAATGGAAATGATATAGTTTCAGTATCAAATGGAAATATCTCAATCACTCCTGATGGAACAGGTAAAGTTATTATAGATGGTTTATCACACCCAACAGCAGATGGAACTAATGGACAAGCATTAGTAACTGATGGTTCTGGAAATTTATCTTTTGGAGATGTTTCAGTAAGTTTAAGTGCAGTAGGAGAATCAATTATCCCATCAACAACTGATACTTACGATTTAGGTTCAGCAACTAAAGTTTGGGCTAACATATACACAGGAGATTTAAATTTATCTAACGAAGCAAAAGAGCAAGGTAACTCTGTAGATGGTACTAAAGGTAATTGGACTATCCAAGAGGGTGCTGACGATCTATTTATTGTTAATAACAAATCAGGCAAGAAATATAAGTTCAAACTAGAGGAGATTTAACATGGCTTTTATCTCCAATGGCACTACAATTTTAGATGCTGGTGCATTTCAAGCTAGTCTAGGTTCAATGGTTTTATTATCTGAACAAACAGCATCAGCTTCAGCTTCAATATCATTTACAAGTGGAATAGATAGCACATATCCTATTTATAAGTTTGAATTTATAAACATACACCCAGCAACTGATGGTCAATGGATTGGCTTTCAAGGTTCAACTAATGGTGGTTCTAGTTATGGTATTGCTATTACAAGCACAGCATTTAGTGCTTATCATAAAGAAGATGGTAGTTCTAGTGGACAACAATATGAAACAAGTAATGATCTTGCACAATCTACAAATTATCAAAGATTAACTTGGGAAATTGGAAATGATAATGATCAAAGTAATAGTGGAGAAATTTTTTTATTTAATCCAAGTTCTACAACATTTGTAAAACATTTTATAACAACTGGCAATGTATATCACCCACTTAATTTTAGTGCTAATGTTTTTAATGGGGGATATTTTAATACTACAAGTGCCATAGATGCTATAAGGTTTCAAATGGAAAGTGGCAACATAGATTCTGGCACAATAAAACTATATGGAATAAAGGATTCATAATGGATAACATTCAAAACAGGAGTTTCTCATGGCAGTAGTATCAGGTGGAACAACATTAATAGACAATGGTGCTTTAGATGCTGGAGTACCAACAGGAAGTTTAATATTACTTTCAACTCAAACTGCAAGTGCAAGTGCATCTATTTCATTTACATCTGGGATAGATTCAACTTATGATTCTTATGTGTTTAAGTTTATAGATATACACCCATCAGCAAATGCAAATTTAGAATTTAATGCAACAACTGATGGCACTAATTTTAATGTTGTTAAAACTTCATCTGCTTTTTATAATGAACACGAAGAAGATGGTGGAAGTGGTCAAATGGGTTATAGTGGTGTTGATGAAGCACAGGCAACAGGATTTCAACAATTATTAGCAGGTTCAGCTCCATCAACTGATAATGATTCTTCTATTGTTGGAACTCTACATATTTTTAACCCAAGCAATACTACATTCGTTAAGCATTTTATTTCAAGAACTACTTTTATGGGAGAAAATATCACAGATCGTTCTACTAATAGTGGTTATGTTGCTGGTTACTTTAATACAACAAGTGCTTTAACAGGATTTCAGTTCAAAATGAGAAGTGGCAACATAGATGATGG